CGCCACGCACATCCTCTTCTGTATCGAGAAGACCGAGTTGAACTCGGTGATGATCATTTGGAGGGCCGTCTTCTTCCAATTTATGTGTACGTTCCCGAGCTTCCTGATCCCGCTGTACATGTCGACGAACATCCTCACCGCCCTGTTCAACGTCTGGACCGTGTTGTCGCAGGTCGGGGTCCTCATGAGGACCATCTTGGTCGAGTCGTCGGAGCTTATCAGCGTCACTATGTCCAGCTCCACCCCGACCCGGCTGAAGACCTCCTTCATCAAGTGGTCCGAGTAGTCATCGATCAGGCAGTGGATGAAGCTGCTCCCGTGCTGGAAGTTCCCCTGGCCCATGCCCGAGTGGAACAAGCTCAACCCGGACGAGGTCGCGTACTTGGCTATCTCCTTCATGATCGAGTCCCCCTCGATCATGCTCTCGGACCAGGAGTCCAGCTTCCTCCTGAGGGACTCCGGGATGTAGATCAACTTGTTGGCGTACGCGGAGTAGATGGTCAAGAAGTAGTTGAACAGGTTATTCGGAATCAACTCCTTAATGGACTCGAGGAACTTGATGAACGTCGACATCACCATGGAGGGGGCCCACTTGGAGGCGTCCGAGTTCAACGCCATCGAGAGGCAGGTGGTCCTCCCCTCCTGGTTGTGCTTCCTCATCTCCGAGTTGTGCCTCAGCATGGTGCTGCCCTGGGCCTCCTTCTTCTTGTGCTCCTTCGTCGTCATGTCCTTCTCGTGGGTCTTGCACAGGTACTCGAAGAAGTTGTTGATGATCGCGGTGTGGATCCGCGTCTTGATCGACTGTATCAATATCTCCCTGGCCCCCCCGATCTGGTCCTTCGAGAACGTGGAGAAGATGGCGAGGACCTCCTCGTCCTGCTTCGCTATCTCCATCAAGCTGGTCTCCGGGAGCTTGGAGATCTCGTCCCAGATGGCCTCCAAGACGGTACACTTCTCGAGGTTCGGGGCGACGGGGATGAACTTCCCGAAATCGTCCCTTATCTTCGACACCGACCTCGTCATCTTGAGGATCTTGTTGTAGCCGAACTGGACCGAGTGGAGAGCCGCGTTCACGATGTACTCCTTAGAGCTCTCCTTGTTTAAGTAGAACTTGAAGGCCGACTTCAAGAACTCCGGGCTGTAGGTGCACATCTTGTCCTTGCCGTAGTACAGCTCCTCCCAGGGCTTCTCCGGGCCCCCGTCCTTGCAGACATCCTTGT